TGCAAGATCCCAGAGGTGAGCTGTCGGACGTGCAGCCATGTGACACCTGAGAAGGATGGAACGTGGACTTGTGCCAAAGGCAAGCCTGTTGAGACGTGCAGCGAGCATTTGTACATCCCACAGATCATGCCGAAAGATTTTGTTGTGATCGATGCTGGTGATGATTTCGTTGAGTACGAGGATCAGGATACGGGCGAGGTCATCCGCAATCAGGGCAACAGCCGTGAGATATTTGACGGGAGGATGCAGTCATGAACCAAGAAGAATTAGGCGAAGTGGTTGCGATCATGCTGGACATTATGCCGAATAACATCACCGACAAAGAGATTGTCGTCATTATGATCAATTTTATCATCCAGAAGAAACGGGCCAATCACTGGCAGATTATCAACGCTGAGATTGAAGAGGGATTGGTTGAGTATTTAATTTTTCAGGTTGAAAATGAAATCAGCAAACACGGGATAAATAAGGCCGTCAAAGATGCGGATGATTTTCTGGAGAGGATTGTCAATGAAACATAATTGGTGGGAAAATTTAGAATTGATGCGTAGGTTGTATCGATATGATTCTGAGATCGGTTTAATATATGCCTGTGATCGTTTGCCAGAAGATTTTTATGACACTGGCGAGGGCAGTTCGTTTGTAAGCGCGGATGGTCAGGCGTCTAAGTACAATATCCAGCGCAGTGGCAGGGTGGCTTTCAATCGCCGATTTAGAACGAAGAGATCCACCTGTGATTATTTGACGGGTAGTTCATCATATCTTGGTGTCCAAAAAAAGTTGTTAGCGCATCGTGTGGCATTCTTTTTGTATCATGGCCATTATCCTATTTGGCCTAATTCTGTTGATCACATCAACCATGACGGCTGCGATAATAGGATCAAAAACTTGCGTGAGGTTACGCCTAAAGAGCAAGCCATGAACACTAGATTGAGCAAGTCAAACACTTCTGGAGTTAAAGGTGTGAGCTTTTTAAAAGACCGAAACAAATGGAGAGCCTCTGCTAATATTGATGGTAGAAAGACGAATCTTGGAACTTTTGCCACGATGAACGAAGCGGTGGCTGCAAGGCTAAAAGTAGAAAAAAGAGTTCTGTCCCATGACCTTTGAATTAAGAGACTACCAAAAAGAAGCCATCGATGGCCTGTACAACTATTGGTCTGGCAAGGCTGGAGATAACCCACTGATCGTTGCCCCCACTGGATCTGGAAAGACGGCGATCATCGCGCAGTTGATTAAGGACGCAATGGGATTCCAAGGCACACGGGTGCTGGTTGTGACGCATGTGAAGGAACTTCTGGAGCAAGGCGCAAGTGGGCTGGTTAAGTTGTACCCAGAGGCTGATTTCGGCCTGTACAGTGCGGGTCTGAAGCAAAAGGTTCTAGGCAGGCCAATCACGTTTGCAGGCATCCAGAGCGTCTGGGAGAAGGCGTTTGACATCGTGCCAGCCCCAGACTTGGTTCTGATCGATGAGGCGCACTTGCTGCCCAAGAACAGCGAGACGCGGTACAATCGTTTCATTGCAGATCTGAAGGTATGCAATCCAGATGTTAAGGTGGTTGGACTGACAGCTACGCCATACCGATTGGACAGCGGTTATCTGCATGAGGGCGAAGGCGCGATCTTTGACGGCATTGCTCATGACATCCCAGTGGCCATGCTCATGGAGAGGGGATACCTGTCACCAGTCATATCCAAGGGCGGTGTGACGCAGATCGACTTGACCAATGTTAAGAAGCGTGGCGGCGAGTTTATCGAAAGCGACTTGGCTATGGCTGCATCTGACCCAGAGCTGGTGAGATCTACTGTCGAAGAGATTGTCCGTCTTGGAGAGGATCGCAAAAGCTGGCTGGTGTTTAGCAGCGGTGTCAATCACGCATACATGCTCAAGGATGAGTTTGAGACGCACGACATCGATGTGGGTGTGGTCACAGGCTCAGACAGTGCCAAGGTGCGCGAGAAGACCATTGCAGACTTCAAGAGCGGCGAGCTTAAATGCCTGATCAATGTGAACGTGTTGACCACAGGGTTCGACCACCCGCCAGTCGATCTGGTGGCTTTGGTTAGAGCTACGGCATCGACGGGCCTTTATGTTCAGATGGTTGGTCGTGGAACGCGGATTGCTGATGGCAAAGAGAACTGCCTGATTCTGGATTACGGTCAGAACGTGGAGCGTCACGGGTTCATCGATCAGGTGAAGCCAAAGGACAAGATGTCGAGCGAAGATGGAGTAGCGCCAACCAAGCAGTGTGAGAGCTGCCAGACAATGGTTCACGCCGCGTGTCTGATCTGCCCTGAGTGCGGGTTCGAGTTTCCTGCCCCAACACTCAATCACAGCGCCAACAGCTATCGTGGGGCCATGCTGTCGTCTCAGGTGGTGGCTGAGTGGTGCGATGTGGATAGCGTTGTGTATGCGCGGCACAAGAAGGCGGGAAAGCCTGACAGCGTGAAGGTCACCTACTACTATGGTCTGCTGTCTGTGAGCGAGTGGCTATGCCCAGATCACGGGGGTTATGCTGAGAGCCGCTACAAAGCTCGCAAAGCTGTTTTGACTGCTGATGCCACCAGCACAGATGAAGCTCTTGATGAGTGTCACTTCTGGGTTCAGCCTAGCCGCATCAAGTTGAAGGCGTCTAAACATGACCCACGCTATCAAGAAATAACGCAGTTCGATTACACACAAGTGGAGAAAAAGCATGAGACGCAAACGCAAGGCCGTTACTCTGATTTCATCGACCTCGAAGACATCCCCTTCTGAGCATTCAGAGCAAGTTGGTCTTATCAATTGGTTTCGGCTGCAATACCCAAATGTGCTGATATTTGCGATCCCCAATGGGGAGAAAAGAGCAATCACTGTGGCCAAGCGACTGAAGGCAGAGGGCGTTGTTCGAGGCATACCAGACCTCTTTATCCCGCAGTGGAACCTGTGGGTTGAGATGAAGCGGGTTTCGGGTGGGCGACTTTCCCCCGATCAAAAATCTATGATCACTTATTTAGAAAGCATTGGAAATACAGTGATCATAGGAAGGGGCGCAGCGGATGCGTCAAAGCAAATACTGGAGCATTGTGATGCAAGATAGTTTGTTTGAAGACCTAGAAAAAGATTGGGAGGCAGAGTGGCACGGGATGCCAGAATATGTGCAGGAAGACTTGCGCCCGTATCATGCTGTAAATGTCAGGTTTAGAAACCAAGAGGATTTTGACCAATTTAAGAAGCTGATCGATCAGTATATTAGCCCAAAGCAGAAAGCGTTCTGGTTTCCTAAAATGGATCACAGAGTAACGTCTGATAAGAGATACGTCGATGAACCCTAAGTACCCAATATATATTGTGTCCAAAGGTCGATGGGAGAGCCGCCTGACCAGCAAGGCGCTTGATTGGATGAATGTTCCATACAAGATCGTTGTCGAAGACAATCAGCTAGAGATGTATGCTGCGGAAGTTGGTGAAGATAAATGTCTGGTTCTACCGACAGAATATCTAAGAGATTATAATACTTGTGATGATCTTGGAGACAGTAGATCAAAAGGACCGGGGGCCGCTAGGAACTTTGCTTGGGATCACTCGACTGAATTAGGTGCCAAAAGGCACTGGGTCATGGATGACAACATAGCGTATTTTCACAGGTTAAATCAAAACCTTTTGATCAAGGTTACATCAGGAACAATATTTCGGGCGATGGAAGATTTTGCTGACAGATATGAGAACGTGTATTTATCTGGCCCGTGCTATGATTTTTTCGTAAAGGCGAAAGATCCTGTCCCAGCGTTTGTCAGAAATACACGGATATATTCCTGCTTGCTGGTTCAAAACGATGCGCCGTATCGCTGGAGGGGTCGATACAATGAAGACACAGACCTATCTCTGCGAGTGCTTAAAGATGGCCACTGCACAATACAGTACAATGCGTTCCAGCAAGAGAAGGCGACAACACAAACACTTTCTGGGGGTAACACTGAAGAGTTTTACGCGCATGAAGGTACAAAACCCAAAAGTCAGATGATTGAGGATTTACATCCAGACATAGCAAAAGTTGTTTGGAAATTTAACCGTTGGCATCATGATGTAAATTACAGGACGTTCAAAAGGAACAAATTAAAATATGTTTCTGATTTTGAAATGCCTGTTGGTGTCAATAATTATGGAATGAAAATACAAAGGAAAGAACTAAAATGACCCGTAAAAAAGGAACAGCACCGCAGACGAAGAAGCATTGGAAAATGAAAGAAATGCAGCTTCTTTTAGAGTTAAATAGCGAAGGCTTCACACACAAAGAAATCGCAGATCACCTTGGCCGCTCTGAGAAAGCCGTGCAGCTAAAGATTTCCAAAATTCGATCTTTCGTTGGACCAGCCAAGAAGGCACCCAGAAAGACGAAGATCGATCTTGGTATGTATCCGATTCCCAAAGAGAAGGACGCAGAGCCGTTTGTTCTGACCAAGCGTCATGTGGGAATAGCAATTATTTGGGCATCACTTGTGGCAGCTATTTGCGTTGCAATTCTAGTAGAAAGATTGATCTGATGGGTGAGAACGAGCTAACGCCATTCCAATCGTCACAGCTTCAGTATC